AAGCCTCTTCAAGTGTCTTGCCTCCACACCAAATCCGAGCATATTCATAATCATCATCTGATAGATGAGGAGACCAATCCCATGTTTTCTCAAAAGCTCTCTTAATGTGTCCATAGTAAAATTCTCCATTTGAAAAGAGACCTAGGCAGTCTCGCTTGTCATCTAAAATTTGAAATATCATCAGTATCCTCCGCTTGATCCTCCAAGGTTCACAGACTCACCAGTTATACCCAATTCTTGTAGCTCTAATTTGTTCTGTTTTAGAAACATTTGGAATAAACTTCTGAATGCGAAAGGTTCGTCTCTAAACCTGTCTTTGAAGATAATATTAATATAACTCATTGCGACATTTTTGTCAAATAGTTTTTGTATCTTTTTTCTATAATCTTTGATTTCTTCTAATTGTCGGTCTGAGAATATTGGGTCCTCTAGATTCTTTAAATGAATGAAAAAGTCAATCCAGAAATCATCTGTATGTCTACCAGCTGGATTATAGGGGTTTCGATAGTGTAACTCTGTTATTGTTTTTTTTACACCATAGATTTTACTTTTAAAATAACTAGGATAAATATTTGTTAAGTTATTATATCTCTCTATTAGTATATTTCTTATATACTTATATTCTATATTATATACTTTATTAAAATAAGAAGTATTATTAATAATATTAGTATTAGAAAAATTATAGTTTTTTAGAACATCAATAGTTTTCGGAGATTGTAAATTTACCAGCATTACCCATGGAGTTTCTTGAAGAAGATAAAACCCTTCGTTAAGACAAATTTTCTTAAAATAAGAAAAACAGTTTGTTAATAGAAACTTAGCTCTTTCAGAGTCATCTGATGAGGAAGCACCCGATATGGAAATCGCTAAACCAGTAGAAAAGATAGAGTTATATTTAGACTTCATAAAACCACTCAGGGTCACCGGAGTGTTTTTTAAATTAATTTCTAAAAAATAGAAAAAATTCTTGACATAGTCATCAAAAGATGTTATATTCTCTAATGCCCTTTCTTCCACTAAAAATGTTTCATAGAGAACTACAATGTCTTCAAAATAAGTTGAATAACTCTTACTTGGAGGTTCGTATGCTCTCCTCGGCTTAAGTTTTATAATGTCTTGGTTGTCTGTCGCTACTTGCCCTAAAGCAACTTTCATTCTTATGTTGGCCTTGACCCTTGCAAACATTTCCAAGGCAAAGTCAAAAACTTGATGTGTAGTTCTTTCTTGACCCTTTATAGTGACTAGTTTGTTTGGGTTTGGCACAACAACCGTTGAATCTTCATCGACAGTACCGTATAGGATAGATTCTGCAAAAAAATGATCAAAGAAGACAACCTCGTCATCCGGATTAATCTCTTGCGTCATCGTTATTCTATCGTCAAATAGTTTTTTTGCAGTGGATCTATTATTTGCCATTTTATTTCTCCTTTATTATTTTTTTTGCTCGCCCGTAAAAGTTATCTTGGTTTGCTTGTCCTTTCCATCAGCCTTCCACGTAATCTTGTAAATAGGAAGTTTAGGGTCTTCCACATAATTAATATCCTTGAGCGCTCCATCGAGGGTGACGGTGTCTCCGATGTAAGTTAATTTAGCATTATCCGGAATATCCAGTGTGGGATTTCTCCTTTGAGCGATACCAAGATATGCTTTTTGGATATTCGGATCCGCAAACCTGTCCTCTCTTTCTTTTTTTGTATCTATTGCGGATTGCTTTGGTTGGATAACGCTCATGTCTGCGGCGGTCAACTCTGTTGCATTAGCTGCTGCTTTACCAAATGGATCTGGTAGTGTTTTGTATAGATTCTCACAAACCTTTTTCTGAGCCTCATTGGTTTTATTGGGCTTCCCGCCAAAACTCTTAGCGGCATTATTAAAAGAAAATATTGCGTCAAAACTGGTCTTAATACCTGTAAGTGAGTTATCCTTAAGTTCTATTTTGTGTGTAACGCCGGTTATCACATGTAATCCGCCCAAGCCCAAAGTATTTGCTAGTGATCCCTCTGTAAGCGCTTCGGACCCAATACCGGAATCTATGTAGACTGTCTGCCCGGGAAACAAGAAGCTGCAAAAACCTTGTAGAGTCACTGTTGCCGAGTAAACACTGGTTAGCTGGGCAAACAATCCTAAATTTCTAGATGAATATCTTGCTTCTCTTAGGTAGTCATCATTTTTTTTTGTAAACTTTATACTCTTTACAACAGCACTTTGGAACGGTAATGAATAATTGCCATCCTTATCTGGTTTTTTTCCGGAGCTTGAAATAATTCTATTTTTGGCAACTTCTTCTTCGTCTCTTTGTTCAAGCGTCACCGCTTTCTTTTTCTTTTTCGCACCAGTAGCAATAATACCAATCGAAGTCGTTGGTTTGTATTTTTCTTTATATCTAAAGTCACTAAGTCTTATAACAGGAATGTTCCCTTTGATACATTCTGACGGACTGGAAAAACTCAACTCGGATTTTGACTTATAAGAGAAACAATAAATGTAATTAATATATTCATTTATTTTGCTATCATAGTTATTCCTTATTATCGGATAGAATCCATGCCCAGACAATTCTAGCTCTTTTTCATAGTCTCTCTCGCATGCTGGATCCCATTTTCTATTGGATGATTTGGGTCTTGATCCATTAATTTTACCTCCCCTCTTGTTTGCTAAACTCTGTTTGACGTAGATATCGAACCTGTCTTTGTTTTGCTTGCAACAAATAGTTTGCATGGTTCTTCTACTTCCTTTGGAAGCCCCCGTTTTGAAGATGTCGGTCGCCACAGCTTTCTCCACCATTTCGTCTCCTCTCGGCATGGGCAGTCCCAAGCCACTCTCAACAGCTGTGAGCATGGGGAAATGAGGAATATCATCGGCATCTTGTTTATTCATAAAGTTCGTAACAAACACTTGAATCATATGTCTTATGAATCCCATTAATGGATAATAATCAAAATCTTGGTCGACAATCTCTGTTTTCATCCACTCTAAGAAATATGAAATAGAAACGGGGTAGTCTGCCTGATAGTCCATGATAACCTTAATGGGATGATCTCGAAAATTAGCCTTCCTGCCTTCTGATTCTCTTAGTCCACCATCGGATAGTTTTAATTCAAAAACAGTATCCATCGCAACATCTATTAAATCAGCAATAGTGGTCCAGTAAATCTGTTTGGTTTTGAATTCTTCTAGAGTTCCCTTTAAGAGCGTTGATTTTCCCAAAATATAATCTTCAATGTTCTTCGATTGTCCCCGCTTTAAAACTTTTGGCCCATCCCCATGCTGTGTAAGGAAGCTCACCCAGGATTCTAAAAAATCATTTGTAATTTTCAATTTTCCATTAACCCCCCGTGCCTTCATGGCGAAACTTCCAGGACTATAATCCATAGTAAATACTTTTCCTCTCTCTAAGAGTCTCTCCATAAAAGTTTCCCTCAAATCAACCACTTCATCCCTATTGAGATCCCTAGCTAAATTAATTAATGTCTCTACTGTTTTGTTATCGCAGTTTTGCGCAATGGCTTGATTGACTATTCTATCTCTTTCTAGTCTGGCAGCTAAGTTATCTCCGGCTAACACATCTGTCATTGTAGAGTTAAGCATTTTAGTAGCAAACCCGGCATATGTTATTTTAAGCTTTGCATAGGGCTTCTCTTCATCTTTCTCTATTGTGTGGTCGATCACCGCAAGATCTAAAATCATTGGAGAATCTTGTAAGATTGAATCCATCATCCAGTCATTGGTGATTTTTCCTTCTGCGTATCCTATTTTCAAAATCACTCTTGATCTATTCAATTCAGAATATTGATTTTTATAAATAGTTTCAGTCACACGAGCTGACTCTGTGTCAGTGTTACCCACATATGTTATGAGGTCTAAAACACTCCATTCAAACGCAGGGGTTGTCTTCGTCGCTTCTTTCGTATGACGTTTGATAAGTGACCCAACAGTTGGCAGGTGAATTGTCATTGTCACCTCCACATCATTTTGCGCGGTTGCGGGCGTCGTACCTTTAAAGGAAATGTTTAAAGCCTCCACTAAATAGTTAGTATTTGTGTCTGGATATTTCGCTCCGCAGGGATCCGTAGTATTGCCCTCAGTTGATTTCTTTGAGATTGTATTAGACAAAGCTAGTGGCAACGCTACCTCTTGAGCCCCTTCTTTTCTATAGATCATTTTACAAATTTGAAACTTAGTGGCTATTTTATCAACTGAATCAATATCTCTAAAGAACTTCCATGAAAATGGATGTCGTTTAAATGTATTCATTCCTGTTGCAATATTATAGATTCTTCCACCATAGGGAGTGTGTTTCTTATTGTGATTATATGTTTTTTGGCGTATATCATTCCTATATTTTGATGGAATACCACTTTTTCTTTCTAGGGCTATTAATAATTCTTGGGGAAGGTTTTTGTAAAATACTGCTCGTTCTTCCGCTGTCATACCTGCGGCGAGAGCTCCTGCGGTTATAGATCCTGATCCTGCGTTTTTGTTTCTATCTTTTAATCTATTTTTAATGTTATTAATAACTTCCGAAGTGCCCGCAGTCACATCTTGTCCGGCCAACAAATCAAGCAAGTGATCCCAAGATTTTGTAAAACCGCTTGGCCCTGCTCCGGTTAACTTAGTGGCTGGCATAAACTTCTGCCAATCTAGATTGATTGCTTGAAACGCTTCCATAGCCTCATCAGTTGCAAAATCAGTGCCACCTACTGCTTCTTTAAATGCTCCGCCCGAGATTTTGTTGTTTTTCTCAATGTAGTCCGCTAGCACCCACCTAATGTATTCTTCATGGACTGCACCAGTATAAAGAGTTCCAATATTACCAGCAGAGGCAAAGGGATCGCCTTCTTGAGTTTCAGCGAGATTCTTTATTTTTGCAAACACAATTGCTTGAAGCCCTTGCACATTTTGCCCTGTTGCTGTGTTCCTAAGAATTTTATTTAAATTTTCCAAGGGTTGTTGACCATTCCATCCGTCACGTCTTAAAGACCCAGCATAATCTTCAAATCTGTCGGCCGTGTTAAATACATCCCAGTTGCCCCAGGATTGATCAGGCAATTTTTTAAGCTGGCTTTTTATTATTTCTATTTTTTCTTTTGTTGTTGCCATTTAATTTCTCTCTATTATGGATTTGATATGCAGTGGGTTTAGTGGTATTTTTATTGTCTCTCCGGCTTTAAAGTGATGATCTGTCGGTTTTTTATTGAAAAACCCAATAATATGCCACAAAGAATAGTCCCCATAGTGATCATTAGCTAGTCTGATCATGGTATCGTTCCTTCTCCAAACATGATCCTTGGACGCATGATTATCGGCATTAAAGTTAACATATAATGCTTGAAGTGAATCGTAGGAAATTTGCTTGACTCCTCTTTGTTCAAATAGTTCATCATATGAATCAAAATTGTTAATCTTGGTAAAGTTTTTTATTTTTGGCACTTTTTGTTCTCCTGTTGTTTATGATGTTGGCCTGGTCAAAGCATAAATAGCTTTCTTTGCATTAGTGCTGTAGTTTTCTCGAAGCGACAGAGAAATTTTGAAAGATTTTGCAAAAAGCTTTCCATCATATTCAAAAAATCCAAGCCCTACATCGGGATTATATGTAACCTTGGTTAGCCAAAAAGGTCTAGCTGCCATTTTATAGTTTCCATATTGATCGCCATCCAAGCCGGCACTAGTCCAATCCTCTAGAGGATCGATTCCGGAATTGACCAAAAGAGGGTTTTCACTATCTCTGAGCAGAAGCTCGTTAAAAATAAGATTTGAAAACAGAACACCCACCCAGTTGGTTGCTGTCCTTTCTTCGAATTCTCCTTTAAATTGTTCGGCACCGCTGGTTTCTATAGATGACTTCTCTGTCGTCGGTGCGATAAATTTAAATAACTCTTGGAGTTTTGCATGAGATGCGATTGCGTCATTAATACTGTGACACACAACATCAAAGTCAAGAGTAAACTCTGCATCACTGGCTGGAAATCCATAAAAACTAGTTCTATAGTGACTGTCAAAAACTTCTTCTTTCGAAAACCCTCTTTTGAAAGAAACCGATTGAACAAATGGCTTGAAACTTAAACATCTGCGTGTGTCGGTTATGAAATCCTTATAGGAAGCCCGAGGGAAAATATAGATGTTGGCGTTTTTTTGATTAGAATATTCTCTCTCGGCTCCTTCTCCATTAACAGCTTTATATAAAAGTTCATATGAAAAACTATCAATTTTGGGAGTTCTACTCTTTGCTTTTTTGTTGTTGATTGTGATTCCAAATGGCCACCCACCGGCTTTATCATCGCTGGGACGCAAATCAAGCCCGGTGTTACCAGAATCATCCACGTATCCATCGCAAAGGTGATGACTTCGATTACCATCAAATTTGACCTGCTCATTGAACACAATGAAACTAAACGTACAGTCATAGTTTTTTGGAAAAAGTTTCCCATCATACTCAAAGAATCCATCTTCCACTACCACACTATAACTTATCTCTTTAAACACACCTTGTAAAGCGACTTCAAAGAGGCTCTTATAGCTAGCATCGCCGTCACCAGTGGTGCTTAAACTTTTAGTGCTCCCTCCGGAAATTAAATTGTTAAAATAAAACAAATGCCTCTTTGGAGTATATAGAGCCTTTGTGTTCCCATCTTTGCCCATGAAATCACTTGTCACAAAGTTTCTAAAAAGTTCTAACTTTCTTTTATTCAGTCTTGCTTCATTTATAGATGTTGCCGGCATTTTTATTTTTAAACTATAAATACATGCTGCTTTTATCGGGGCCAGAAATGTCTTTCCGGTCCAGACTTCTTTCTTTTCATGAAACTTCATATCATAGTCTATGGAGAAACTCTGAATAAAAGGTTTGAAAGCAACAACCCTCTTTGTATCTGGATCAGTTGCAACGTAAATCACCGCATTTTTTGTTTTCATGTATCGGTGAGATTTATCGGATCCAACTCCAATTTTATAATCCTCACCAGTATGACTCCAACTAGATTCTAATTTATCCCAAAATGGCATTATCTTGTCTCCATAATTACGTCCATAACAGCATCTGATAATGCGACACCATCGATGTAAACATTTACAATTGGAGTTGGGAAATTTATCTCAGGCATTTTAACATCTATGACTAATTTATCACTAGAGAAGACCGATGCAATAGCTGCGTTTTTACCCAAAACAACAGTAGATTTTCCACCCTCAACTGATCCTATCATAGTATTGCCACCCATAGCTGCACTGAGGTCTCCTGCGGCAGATTTTAGTTTCTTAATTCCACTAGCATAAGTTTCCATCCCAGCTCCAAGGTTACCTATAGAGTTCGCAAAGTTTGTAAAAGCATCGAATCTAAACCCTATGGTTGAAAGTGTCAAGGCACCCATCGCTCCTGCCAATGCATAAATACCACCAGCGGCATTATAAAAGGCCATAGGTGCTTCTGCCATAACAGACACAAAAGCGACCATCTGTTCGACGAGATATCCTATTCCGTAAAAGATTAGCGAGATAGCACCAGCAAGAAGAGCCAAAACCAGTCCAGCCAGCATTGCCTGTGGGCCCATAGTGTTTAACGCTGCTCCGAACATTCTCACTCCGCCTGCAACAACAAAGAATATTGCATAAAAAGGAGGAGACCGGGTTCTTGTCATTTGATACATTATATATGCAATACCAGCAGCCATCGCTATTAATAATATAGCTCCTCGCTTCATACTCAGATTCAAAATGTTTTGTGCCAAAGCTTGAAACATTAATTTAGCTGATATTTGACCGGCCCTCATTAGCCTAATGGGAGCCAGAAGCAATTCTCTTTTTTCGTACAAAATTGCAAGTTTTACACCAGCAGCGTAGGTAACATAACTAACTCCCAGTGCAATAATCACAGGCGCCAATTTAGAAATGAGATTTAAAACACCAACAAGAAGATGGATAAAGGGAGATAGTTCTAGGGCTGCTTGGGTGAAAGCCAACTTTAACTGCTCTATCGCCGGAACCAAAGCTTCTGTCAATTTTTTCATTTCTTCTTGCGTCTTTGCCGCAGCTGACATTTTGTCTTTCTTTGCAAGATATTCTGATGTGCTCATGTTTATCATTCGTTGAGCCTTTGCAACATCACCACCAGCAATTGCTTGAGCAATGTAAAGCTTTTCTGACCGCGACAAAGCATCGAAGTCTCCGACCCTTGATTTTATCTGTCGAATCATTTCACGAGATCTCTGCTCATCAGACATATTTAACATTCTCATGTGAGAAATTTGAGTTCCCAAGATTGCATTTAACTTAGCAGCTTTTTCAGCGCCTTTCGAGAATGTATCAAAATCTTTGGTCATAGCCGTAAGATCTGACACAGCAACGCCGGCTGCTTTGGCCTGTGCCGCAAGGTCCTTAAAGGATTCAACTGCGTTTCCACCTTCTAAAGCCAAGCGTTTAAATGAAGATTCAAAGTCACGAGACATCTCCCCAGCGGTTATTCCTGCTGCGGTACCTGAAAGAATTAACTCTCTGGTAAGTCGACTAGATTCATCAGCACCGGCTCCCATGTTTCTGTTAAAAATGTCAAAAAGTTTAGATGCATTTGCAACACCAATGTTTTTCAATCTAAAGTTCAATGTAGCTAGAGACTTCATGGCTGCTTCGCTCATTTCACCAAAGGCAGACATATTTTTAGCTAAATCCCCCAAAGAAATAGAAGCATCTTTCATTGTACCACCGGCCATGTTAATATTCTTGGTTACATCTACGATTTGTTCGTCAAATTCTCTTGCAAATCCGGTAGCTTTGGAGAATGATATTGAAGCTTGCTCTAAAGCGAACGCTTGTTGCACAATTACATCAAACAGTGATGCCACAATATTCATTGGGCTTGTCAATTCTTTGAATGAATTAAGGAGAGACTTAGATTTACCATCTACATCACCGGAAGCAAGATCCTTCATAGCCAATTGAAATTTACCAAACCCAGTACCAGCGAAATTAGAAGCCATTCCAAGGTTTTTTGCAAAGCTTTTTGTTCTGTCATCGATTTTATTCTGTGTTGTAAGAAGGTTCTCTGATTCACCCCGTGCCTGTCCGGTGAGTTTTTCAACTTGTCTTAAAGACTCAACAGTGTTCTCTTTTAAAAGTTGTGCTATTTTTTCTTGCTTCTCCGCAGTCAAAGCACTATTGTCATTTGCTTCTCCCATAAGAAGGGTAAATTTTGCCGTTTCCTTTACTAGTTTCTCCTTGGCAGCTGCCGATCCGTCCAAATTCTCTTTTGCCTGCTGCAGATATCCGGCTTGTAATGCCAATTTCGATAGAATCTCGGCGTTGGTCTTGGTTTGTGCTATGCTGGCTTGAAATTGTAGATCCATTGTTTCCAAAATTTCTTTTTCGATTCGTAACTTTTCTTTACGTCTCTCAATACCAATCTGCATGTCTTGATTAAGAGACTGAGAGGTTTCTAATTGTGACTGAAGATTTTGATCCGTTGTTATCGGCTCTGTTGGGTTTTGTCCGTCATTATCGTTCATTATACACTACTCCTCTAATCATTTGTAATTAGTTTTTAAAAAAAAATGCTTGGCGCTGAGGCCGAAGCATTATCTTTTGGCTTTTTCCGCCGCTTCCTTTTCTTTTTCGAATTCCTCAACAGTTCTTTTAAACCACCAGCCTCTTAAACCTACAGGCAAGCAATATAATTCTGTTAAAGACCATCCGCCATGATGTTTCAATAAGAAGAACTGCTCATAGACGTTCTCCATGTACTCATCGGTCAGGCCAAAAAAAGTCGGCACCAAAGGCCACCTCCAGTTCCTGTTCATGGCCACAGGACGGGCATTCAAAATCACCTACAATTCGTAAGTCTGGGGAGAGTTGATCGAACATCTTTCTGACATATCTAATCTCGGCTGAAGGGCAGTTTTCGATGAAATAATCAACGATATTTCTCTCGCTTCTTCCTTTAACTGATACAATGAACATCTTAAGTTGACTTGACACCATCGCACCTTCATTCTCTTTGTTTTTGGAGGAGAAAGCCTTAAGGATCTCTGTCTCTTCTTTACCGGTAAGAAGTTTAATCTCAACATCTATCTTGGAATATGGGGTTGTGATTATAAAAGTGTTGTTCTCTGTCAGTTTAACACTGTCGTCTATCTTCCCATGTGAAACAGCAGGTTCGTTTAAATCAAACTTATGTTTGGACTGCTTATCACATGCTGGGCATGGAACAGAAGTGTCATAGATTGGACCATAAGCGGAAGCTCTTGCGGATATCATGATAGCATTTCTATCTCCAACCAACAGATCTCTTCCTTTTATATTGTTATCCATAATCAAAGCATCAATTAGACGATTCAAAGCAAGACCTTTCTTCAAAAGAGAACGGTTTGTTAGGATGTCTTCGTGTTTTGCTGTCATGTATCTGATTTCGACAACATCTTGTTTGTGTAGCGGGTGTTCTGGTGGATAAAACTTGCCTTTTGAGGGAAGTTCCACAAACTCTGTCGGTGCGACAAAGTCGAACATCGATGATAGTTCATCAGAAGAGGAATTGCTTTTCTTTCCTTCTTCGGGGTTTCGTTTTTTCATTTTTACCTCTTGTTATTAAAAATTTATATCTAGAGCACTGTACCTAAATACCTTACCAAGTTCATCTTTTCGGTGAATGGCAAAATCATATTGCACTACCAGTTCATATTCAACAGCATCGGAAGAATCATAAGCTAAATCGCCAAATTTTACATCTTTTACGAGTGGGTTTGCCAATGTCCATCCTTCTGTGATTTTTCCATCGGGTGATATTTGCCAAATTGATAGATTTTGAGAAACTTGTTTTGCTGGGCCGAAATCTGCTTGACCTACTAACCCTCCACCAAAAGAATTTGCAATTGTGGAAGACTTTTCCGGAGTGGTAAGTTCTCTTATAGTATCACCAGCGTAGTCAATCGCATGTTTTCCGCTTTTAACTTTCCCTATGAGATCAGAAAAGTTTGTATAAGGAACAGCATATCCAGTGTTATTAATCATCTGCATTAGAAAACCAACTGTGGAGTGTCGACCTCTTTCACCACTACCATCAGGATCAACGAGTTTTATTGAAACGTCGTTCCATTTTGCAATGCCGGGATACTTAAATTCATGATTTAGCATTTTGTAGGTCTTATTATCAAAAGAAACAGACGGCTGTGTAACCGTCTTAACGCTTGTTAGAACAAGACCGCTAGCAATCGTTACAAAGAAACGATGCTTTTGCTTGATCTGTGTTTTACTTTCTGTCCACCATGACATTGTTTATCCTTATGATTCACCGAGTCCAAAGAAGGTGGCGCCCGTTGTACACTCTGCCCAATCATAGCGCAATCCAACTTCAATGTTTGAAAGATCATCGTTTTCATAATCCAAGTCTCCAAACTTAAGAGATTTGAAAAATGCTCCATGGAGTTTCCATTCTTCAACCGTGTCGCCTTCGTGGTTTAGTTGTGTTATAACGACTTGTCCAATTCCCTTCGAAGAATCGGCAAACGAACCCTTTCCGAGAGTTGCCGACGAAACACCATCGCCGGGTTTTTTTGGTATAATATAACCAGACTTCGCGACCATATCCAGAAAGATAGCTGTGGCGTTTGGTGAAACTGGATCAACCAAGGTCATGGAAATCTCTTGCCACTCAACTTTTCCTGGGTAGTAAAATGTATGGCCCAAATAAACATGCTTGCCTTCGGCAATTGTAAAGTTAGGCTTTGTAACCTTCTTTGCCCACCAAAGTACTTGTTGGGATGCTTTGCCGGCAGATCCGCCTTTATCGCCATCGTTGAGCCCGGTCATGCTAACTTGAAATCTAAAATTTCTTTTCGGTTCTGTGCTTGTGTTTTGTGTCCAAAATGCCATTATTAAGTTCTCCTATTCTTTTATATTAATTAGTTGGCTATGCGAATTCTGCGCCTGATCTCGTAATTACGAAGTCGATTGCAATGAATTCAATTGCTCTAGCTGGCTTTAAGAAGATCTTGGCATACATGATGTTGCGATCAATCAAGTCAGGCGTAGTGGTTGTCTCATCTAGAACTACTCTATAATCAGTCAAACCAAAATTGTTTTGGATTTCTGAAAGAATAGGTTCAACTTGTCCTTTAAATCTATTAAAGGTTGTTCGAACAGCTGGTTCAAACAATAGGTTTCTTGCAACATCTCCGATCTTAGATTTAATGTGAAGCATGAGACGACGAACATTAATTCTATCTAAGGCCGATGGTGTTTGTTGGAGTGTTTTTTGTCCGAAGATTACAACACCCTCATTTGGGAATGTTGCGATTGGATTGATATTAACTTCGTATAGCTTATCTCGATCTGAAGAGTCAAGTCTCTGGCGAGCTTGAATAACAGGAGGGCCAGAAGGTCCACCAAGATTTCCAAGTCCACCTCGGTTAAATCCTGCAGGAGCAAACCAGAGTTCTGAATTTCTTTCTGATTGAGCAATTGCTCCGAATCCTGCTACGGATGATGGAACCCATACACGCTCTCCGCTGTTAAGATTATCTTGAATTTGAACAGCAGGATAATAACATGCAGCATATGAAGTGTCAATTGATTTGTTTTTAACATTGGTGATGGCCTCTGAGACGGTTCCCAATCGCGATTCTTCAGTTGAAGTTGATTCATAAGAAGAAACATAGTCTCCTTCAAGATCAATTATTGTTAACATGTCTTTTCTGCTCTCCGCAAGATTAATCATCTTGTTTGTAACCAGTGCTTTTGTGAAGCCTGGAGCTATAAGGAGATTTGCTGGAACCAGTTCTGGATCAGATATGGAATCCAAAGCTTTGTGGATAGCATATTGTCTGTGGTTCCCTCTAACATTAAGTGTATCACCAATGTCCGTGTTTGCAAATGGCTCAATTTGTTTAATATCAAGTCCATCAAATCCTCCAAACAAAGGAGCAGCAAATTGTTTAACACCTAGGTCAAACAAAGGTTGGATTGTTCCACTGACTGCTGAGAATGAAAGACCTGCTTTATGAGAACCAGACTCATAAGTAACAGCTCCACCATCGATTCGAATGTCATCTAGAGAGAAAATGAAGGAATGTTCAAAATCTCCAGAAGGGCTGAATTGTTGTGCTGCGTATTTAGAGTTTATTGGACGAAGGTAATCACAATATCCCGGATCATTGACTGTAGAGTCTGCTGAAAGCTTCGGTCTTACACCGAAATGCACTTTGTAAGGATTAGCAGAGAAGCCCTGTGAGCCAGAAGTTCTCAATGGGATGCTAGGAAAGTGAAATTTAACAGCGTCAATGTTCGAATCTGATGTATTGAGATCTATTGCAACAGAACCAGAAGCCCCAAGAGGAACAGCCATGGAACCAGTCACAAAAGGACCAGCAAAATCAGCACCCAGGCCAGCGGCAGTAAGAGTTTTAAAACTAGCGTCTCCAGCAAGAACACCAAAACCTTTTGGCCGTCCGGGGCCAAAGAAACCAACAGGAAGTTTACCTTTCATTTCCTTAGATTTGTCGTAGAGTTCTACACGAATATAGTCTGATTGATTGGCGTGTTCACCATAGACCTTGTATTTTGCATCGGAGTCTGACCATGTCATGTACATGTCGCCAATTCTTCTAGAAATATAATTTGGAGAGCTCTTGTCAAAAGTTAGATTGGTGTAAGATTCCAAAACTTCTCCGGACAATGTAATGACTTTGAGACTGAAAGTTCCAAAGTTATAAATTGTAGGATTAGAGGGTGTCTTAAGATCTTCGATTGTAATAAGCACTTCTTTTTGAGTTTGCCCACCAGCTTGTAGACAAACCACGCGGAACAATTTTTCTGCACTTTTAGCATCATAATCTCCGGCTTCACCTTTGTGGTAATCTAAAAAGTAACCAGACTTTGCTTCTGTAGCGGCCATTCTGTTGTAGCCCCAGTTGCCATCTGCATCGCTGTTATCGCCTTTATGTAAAGGTATCAAAGCTGCGTATTGAAGCCCGGCGCCGGTTGATGTTACTTTATCAGCCAAGAAACGATCAAATGTTTCTCCGAGCCAATAGGACTTTACATCACTGCTGTCTTTCATTACACCAGAATTTGTTTTATAAGGTGTTGTGTTCAATCTATTGCGAATGTATTTTCCACTATTTTTGTCAAAGTTGAATGTAAGTTCGTCGGTTTTGCCTCCGGTGGTTGAATAGACCATAAGTTTATATTCATTTGTAGCAGAAGATTCAATCAGTGTACTTGCAGAAACATGGTTTGCACCGTCCGATCCGGGTTTGTTGCCTTTTAGTGCCAAGTAACCAGAATCACAATAAATAACTGCTGCGAGTCCGCCTTCTCCCAAAGTATTTGGTGTTGCGACAGCAATGGTTTGCTCGCCGCTCAACTCAACTGTTGCAAGTTTAAATAGAGTCGCCGCATCGCAGGTCATTTCAATTGTTTCGGTAGTTGAAATGTTAATGATGTCCATTGTCAAGCCTTTGTTGGCGAATGCAACCTGTGATAACATACCCTCACTAACGGCCAGATTAAAAGCTGTTTCTATTAGGGCCATAAATTGTGTAGCAGTGAGTCCATATGTGTGAATCTTGATAGCTTTTGGGCCATCCTTCTCTGCTGTTCCATTTTTTGCCGTGTCGTTGTTGTCAAACTCAAAAGTTACCTGAACAACAGTTGCTCTTTCAACAACAATCTTTTGCGCAGCATAATGTGAAACAACACCGTTTTTGGCTCCGAAAATCAAGGTTTTCTGTACATTTTTTAGTGCTTTTGAAGCGTCAATGACAAACAAACCATAGGCTGTTGAATTGCTTGTTCTGGTTTCAGAAGGTTGAGAGTTTGTCAATTGCCAACCAGCATATCCACCAGCAGCATTTACATTGCTTGATTGGTCACCCATCAAACGAACTACTGTAACCGGCGAGGTTTCAGAAGCAAGCCATGCTTGAGCAGCATAAGCCGCATAAGTTGGAGCAGAAAGGTTTGCACCATCTCTCCACACGTCACCTTGAAGTGAAGATCCACCAGGAACAGGTGTACCGAAGACTGCAACAAAATCGTCTAGGGATTTTACTTTGACTGGCTTCATACCAGGTCCTTTTCTGAATCTTCCTATGATAATTGGTCCATCAGCATCTGTTTGTGCTGGTAAAATTGATTGGTCAACTTCTGTCAGTTGAATACCGGGTGATATAAAATCAAATCTTTTAGGCATTAATAATTCTCCTTTAAAACATTATTCTCAATAAATAGTCCTGTAGTTAGTCAATAGACGAAATAATCTTTATTCCACCTATTTTCTTTTTTTCTTCTTCTGTTATAGCTCTTTCAGTGGGAATTTTTATTTCTACCACATTTTCTTTTTTAATAATCTTGGGTCTTTCTTCGTTGGTAGAACCATCTCCAACAATGAAGCCAAGTACTTTAAGCGTCACTTTTGTCTCAAATTTTCTTTCTTCCTGTCCTAAACTGCCAAGGTTGTTATTTTGATCAAATGATGGTTCCACAAAAACTTCAAAAATATTGTCATTTTTCTTCATGACAAAGTGGTTAATTTGGCCTGTTTTGGAAATGAAAGGTGTAACCATGTCGTTCATTTGCTGTTGATATTCCGATCGCAGCACAACAGAATACATTACCTTTACGTAAACAGGGATTGGAATGTAATATGTATCATAAACATTTATTTTAGTGCTAGATGGTACAAGATTTCCATTATTATTTTGTCTAACTTTTGCGTTTTTAAAGTTTCTAGTCTTTTCGTGATTCAAAACACTGATGACCTGAAAGGAGCCGTCTCTATAGTCTCTAGCTCCTTTGTCTAAGCTTTGAAGATTCGCTTGAATAGGGCCTTTAAATGTCTTGTCTTTTTCTAATGATGTCCTCTCTATGGAAACCAAGGGTAGTTTGATTTTTCCAACAGAATCTCGGAGGTCTCTGTCATTTTTTATCTGAAACGCTCGCTCGGTTCCTGTCCAGATCACTGGGACTTTATACATTCCATCGTTATTGGTAACATGTAGATTGAAGACTTCATTTACATGTTCAAAAACAGCTGTATCTATGTCTTCTAGGACCGGAAAGGTCTTTTTTACGTCAATATAGTCTTTACTGGGCATTGAATAATCCATCTCTTGCTCTTATACATTCGGCATGAATTTCAAACCGATGATCAACTTGACCAAACAAAAGCTTTGGTTCGTTTAATTTAACTATCTCATAAAAAATTTCTCCATACTTAATGAAGTCTCCTTCTCTAACAAAAAGATTTTGATCCTCGGTCAACCTTCTTTTGTGAAACATAACTTTTATTTTTGTGGCCTTATCAATGGCTATGTTTTCCATATCCATTGTCTCAATTCCTTGATATTCCACCAGAGCATAGACGCTAATTGGAGGCAAAAATGTTTTTTCAATGGCCTCACCATATAAGGGGTGATAATTTGTATGTTCCAGGTCCAAAGGAAAATAGATAACTTGTTGTCCGACCACTCGTTCGATAATTTCATCATTGACCTGTTTAACAAGGTCTCTTTCTTTTTTTCCGAAGAACATTGGTGGGGGTGGAGCAGATGGTTTCTTGGTTTTATTATCTTCTGACATTTATTTTCACCCTTATTTTGCTTTCGACCAAGTCTTCACCTTTAAGTTTTGAAGTTAGATAACTTTCAAGTTGGGCTACAAATCTTTCCGCAATTTCATCAATGCTAGCATCGTCCTTTAAGAATTTCGCTGAATTGTTCAACTTATTTAACGGATAATCATAAAACAAGCT